AAGAAGAGGTTCCTGAAATTAATGTTAAAGAAGTTCAAGAAGACAAAGAAGAGGAACTTGAGAATTACAGTAAGAATGTAAAAACACGAATTAATAAGCTCACCGCTAAGTTGCGAGAAGCAGAACGCAGAGAGCAAGCGGCAACTCAATTTGCTGAAAGCGTTAAAAAAGAAAACGAAGGACTTAAAACCAGAAACGTTGCTTTAGACGGAAATTATATTGTAGAGTTTGCAAACCGTATTACTACAGAAACGGAAGCAGCCAAGCAATCGCTTAAACAAGCAACCGAAATGGACGATGTTGAAAAACAGGTAGACGCACAACAAAAACTAGCGCGACTTGCTGTTGAAGCACAAAACCTTAAAAACTTAAATCAACAAAGAAAAAACCAAGAAGCGGCTTCTCCGGTTTCGCAAGCACCTTCTCCGGTTTCTCTTGACAAAGCTGTTGCCAACAATACTACAAATGAACAAGCTGCACCACCCGATCCAAAAGCGGAAGCTTGGGCAGAAAAAAACGATTGGTTTGGTAATGATACAGCTATGACCATGACCAGTTTTGTTATTCATCGTCAACTAACAGAGGAAGAAGGGTTTGACGCAAGTGAGGATGAGTATTATGATGAGATAGATAAACGAATGAGAACAGAGTTTCCCCATAAGTTTGATGAAGGAACTTCTGTTATTGAAACGAATAAGCGTCCCGCCCAAACGGTCGCATCTGCAACACGCAGTCCGAAAAGAGGGCGCGGCAAGAACACTGTGAGACTCACACCATCACAGGTTGCTATTGCCAAGAAATTAGGTGTGCCACTAGAAGAGTATGCAAAACACGTGAAGGAGTAAAGCATGACTAAAAAAACAGAAAACAACACTCGCGCTTCACGCGAGACCAATACTAGAGAAAAACAAGCTCGACGTAAACCATGGTCTCCACCATCCGCATTGGATGCGCCCCCGCCTCCTGAAGGCTATCGACATAGGTGGATAAGAACCGATGTCCGCGGACAATCTGACACGAAGAATATGTCAGCAAGACTCCGTGAAGGATATGAACCTGTGAGAGCAGACGAGTATCCGGACTTCGAAGCTCCCACCATTGAAGACGGTAAACACGCAGGATGTATTGGGGTAGGAGGGCTGATATTGGCCCGTATACCTGAAGAAACAGTTGAAGAAAGATCGCACCATTTTAATCTCAAAACTGAGGGACAAATGGACGCTGTTGACAACGACTACTTCAGAGACGGATCACATCCCTCTATGTCGGTTTCTAAACCAAATCGGCAATCTCGTGTAACATTGGGCGGTAAGAGAGCGGCTGATAAGGCTTAACTTTTATCGGTAATTTAATATCATCTTATTTAGAGGACTAAATAAAAATGGCTAACGTAGATAAAGCCTTCGGGCTTCGTCCGTATAAAGGACTTAATGTTGGTTCGGCTGTACAGCAAGCTAATAAGTATAGTATTGATCCCTCCGGATACGGTACAAGCATCTTTCAAGGTGACTTGTGCATATTCGCAGGCGGATATATTAACAGAGCAGCGGCTAGTTCAGCTAACATAGTTGGTGTGTTTTCACATTGTTACTATGTTAATTCCAGCGGAGAGCCTACGTTTTCGAATTACTACCCTGCAAGCACAACTGCACTCGGAAGTGGCGCTATAGATGTATTCATCTATGACGACCCTAATCAAATGTTTGTTGTACAAGCAGACGGCGCATCGGCTGTTACCTGTATAGGTAGAAATGCTGATACCGACGGAATTGGTGGTAGTACGACTACGGGCGTAAGCACTCGAGAGCTCGACTCAAGCACAATCGCCACAACTCAAGCTTTACAGCTTAAGATTGTTGGTGTGGTTCAAGATGATTCTAACGGAGATCTCACAGCGAATAATGCAAATTTGGTTGTAATAATCAATGAGCACGCTTACAGAGGTCCTGTGGCTGGAACTTAAGGAGTATAGATAATGGCAATAAGTAGAGCGCAACTCGTAAAAGAATTGCTACCTGGCTTGAATGCTCTCTTTGGACTAGAGTACGGCAGATATGACAACGAACATGAAGAAATTTATGACGTTGAATCAAGTGACCGCGCTTTTGAAGAAGAAGTTATGCTTACCGGTTTCGATGCAGCACCCGTTAAATCTGAAGGAGCAGGTGTAGCATTCGACTCAGCACAAGAAGCCTTTACCTCTAGGTATACCCATGAAACCATTGCTTTAGCGTTTTCAATTACTGAAGAAGCTATCGAGGATAATCTTTATGACAAATTGTCAGCAAGATACACTCGTGCGCTTGCAAGAAGTATGTCAAACACTAAGCAAGTAAAATCTGCATCTGTCTTAAACAGAGCCTTTAACACAAGTTATTTAGGCGGCGACGGTAAAGAACTTTGCGCAACAGACCACCCAACTGTGGGTGGCGCTAATTTGCGTAATGAACTTTCTACCTCTGCTGACCTTAACGAAACTTCGTTAGAGCAAGCACTGATTGACATTGCAGCATTTACAGATGAGCGTGGACTAAAAGTAGCACTTCAAGGAATGAAACTAATCATCCCTAAAGAACTACAGTTCACTGCTGATAGGCTCATGGAAACACCTGGTCGTGTAGGAACTTCTGATAATGATATAAACGCAGTACGCAACATGGGCATGGTCCCTGAAGGCTACGTCGTAAATCATTATCTTACTGATACCGATGCCTGGTTCATTAAGACTGATTGTCCAAACGGTTTCAAAATGTTTAACCGTTCGCCAATCAAGACTTCAATGGAAGCAGACTTCGATACTGGTAATGTTCGATATAAGGCACGCGAAAGATATTCGTTTGGGTGGTCTGACCCCCGAGCAGTCTTTGGCAGCCCCGGAGCATAAAGCTAAATATGGAACCTCGCCGGGGGTTTCTCACTCAACCCGGCACACTTTCTCTTTCTTTTTATATTTTTTCCAAGTAATATAGTTATTGTATCTAGGGATAACTTTGTCCTATCGACTGACCTAGCAGACAAGCCAAGACAATAGGACTTATTTTTTCAGGAGAAAAAATTATGGCAAAATCAACCTTTTCAGGACCAGTTAAATCACTAGCTGGCTTTATTTCGGCAGGAAACGCTAACGTAGTTAGTCTAACTGCTGACACAACCTTGACTGTTGCAGCACACGCTGGAAAAGTCATAGTAACTAATGACGCAGACGGTAAATTTACTTTGCCTTCTATTGTTGCAACTGCTCCAGGCAGTGACGACGATCCAAACCAAACCAACAACCTAGGCGCTACTTTTACATTTATAGTTGTCACCGCAGCAACAGATATGGACATCTTAACCGATGGAACCGATAAATTTGTGGGCGGTCTTTACACAGGTGTAACTGACGCAACAGGTAAAACGTTTATTTCAGGTGCGTCTAACGACGTTATCACTATGAACGGAAGCACCAAGGGTGGACTAGCTGGCAGTATTGTAAAAGTAACTGCAATGGCTTCTGCTAAGTATGCGGTGGAAGGAATCATACTTGGTTCGGGAACACTAGTTACTCCATTTGCTGACGCATAAGGAGCTGAATTATGGCTAATACAGTCACAGGCCCTACCATTCAATATGACTACGACAAAAAACTAGTTGTTTATTGTTCAGTTTTATCAGACGGAAGCGCAAGCAGCACAACGTTGGTCGATGTTTCAGCATTGACAACAAACAACGGGAAAGCTTGCGCCCACGTTGCACTAAGTAAAATCTGGTACACAGCAGGCGGAGGAACAGATGCTCCTGCTTCCCTAGACTGGGATGCAGACACTAACGTTACTTTTTTAACGCTTTCTTATGACAACATGTTTGACTTTAGTTCTATTGGAGGGTTGGTCAACACAGAAGCGACGGGATACAGTGGAGACGTTCTTTTCGTTATTCCATCAACTTCCGATGCAGGAAATGAATACACAGTCTGGTGCGAATTCATAAAATATTATGAAGCACCTAATAATTAGAGGTAAATCATGCCAGGAATGAGAGAAAGAAAATTGCACATGATGGGAGAAACTAAATCTTCCCGTGGCGATTATGGTGTAAAAGGCTATAAGAAGGGCGGAAAAATCCCGGGCTACATGGGAGGCGGTGGCGTAATGGGAATGGAAACTTCTTATAAGAAAAAAGACCGTAGGCCGTAATCATGGCAACTTCAGGGACAACAGCGTTTGACCTGAACGTTGATGAGTTAATCGAAGAAGCTTTTGAACGTTG